CCCGACCTTAACCATGATGACCACTTTGGTGGCTACGAACAATCCGAAAAAGGCATAAGTAATAACAGGACGAACACTACCCCTGAGAGCGTTGATAAAGCCTCCAGCGTCAATAGATCGGTCATGTTCGTACAGCCCCTTTGTTTCTTCGATGTCTGCCTTCTTGTCTAGCTCTACCAGCTTCATTTCAGACCGTTTTTGTGCAAGCTCTGTCTCGATTTGCATCATTTCAATGCGATGTTTTTGCTGCTGATTGGCCTTAAAGTAATCAAGCACTGACGGCAAAAACGATGATCCGAAGCCTAGCAGGCTTCCCAGAAGAGCCATCATGCTTTTTCCCCATTTATGAAGATGCCAAAACAGCCAGTGAGTGCGCCCATACAGACGCTAACCAAACCCGCTTGGGCATTTGTTACTTGGTCGGGAGGAATCGACATAAACCAGTGAACACTTTGATACGTCAATACCGTAACAGCCAGCATCATTATTCGCGGCAAAACTTTGAATTTATCAAACGTCTCTGGTGTCATAATTCTACCCCATTTTTGTTAGCACAGTCATCAGCATCACGATTATGGCCGCACTGGCACCGATCATAATTGCTTCTAAACGCTTTACCCTCGTAAACAACTCTTTGTGTTGTATGGTCACTTCTGTGCGTAGAGACGCAAAGGTGACGTTTAGATCATCAATTCTGCTATGTGCAGAGGACACTGTGCGCTTATCCATAAATAAATTCTGCCTTACAAAATAAAATTTCATCTACAATTTCTTCACCATTTTTTAAAGTTTCGTCTTCATCTTTTGCTGTTAGCAAACGAGTTGGAAATGTACTTTTTTGTATTTTTTTTATATTTTTTTTATTAATGTAATTATCAAATTCTTCACGATGCAAAGTTTTAACTTTTAACGCAGAGACTGGAAGATGATTATCACTGCCTTGACAGTAAAAAGAAAATTTCCTTGGGTCATCATCTGATAGGTCTTTGGGGTGGGACGTTAGCCTATTCGCTTGGCTGATGATAAATGCACTGTATTTCTTAATATCAGTTTCGACTGCAATAACAGAACAAGTATTGGAAAAATCTTTTTGAATTTTAGACACAGAAGATGAAGCCTCTTCTTGTGCTTTTGCCTCAGTATCAAAAACTTTTCCTTGCCAAGTGTAAGTGGTTGTTTTCGTCATGTCGTAGCCCCGTAAATTGTGCCGCTATTTGACAGTGTGTAAGTATTGCCGTTATCCTCAATGGCCTTGCCACCAGTACCTCCCGTTGTGCCTTGACCATTTGAGCCACCATTTGCGCCCCAGCCGCCTCCTCCTCCTGCACCATATCTGCCACCTGACGCGCCACCTTGGGTGCCTTGATTCCCAGCAGAGCCACCAGCACCACCGTATGGGTAGCCGCCATATCCCGGCGCATTTGAGCTTCCACTTCCCGGCAAAACCCATCCACCTTTAGCACCACTTCCCGGAGAAAGTGCTGTACTTCCTGCCCCGCCTCCAGCCCCGCCGCCTCGGCCACCCGAATAATAATAACCACTCCAATTGCCGTCAGGTGCGTTTGGGCTTGGATTCCCTAAGTCTGGACTGCTGGCGCTTGCGCTTCCACCGCCAGCGCCGCCTCCACCCGGCCCATTTGGGTTCCCTGTGCGACCACCACCGCCACCACCAGCAATATATGCGCCAGAGGCGTTTATTATTGTAACTCCAGAGCCAGTAATGTTAATAGCATTGCCGCCCGGCGATCCGCCAGCGGCTCCACCTCTTCCTACAATATTACCGTTGTTTTCTATTGTGGCACCGTCTACATCCACAGTTAAAGTGGAATAGGTTGTATTAGTTGACCATAGCCAAAAATTAGCGGGAATAATTAAAGTACCTCCATTGCCTATATAAGTAGAAGCTGATATTTGACTGCGATTTTGCAAGTTATTAATTAAAGTGTCAGTTGGAATCTCTACTGCGGGAGGCCCAGCAGAACTCCCAAAACCAAGAATATTAAAGCCAAAACCAGTCATGTTTACTCCTATGCATCATTCGCTGCATCAGTTGTGAATAACAATTTAACACCCAACAAGCGAGCATCTCCCGTCTGATCATCCGCGCTAGTATCACGGTTAATTTGGAAAAAACACATATCATTTGCGGCTGGGCTTCCCGCGATTGTCACAGCACCACTTTCTGCGCTAACCATCAAGTCATTTGACGTTCCAGAGAATGCAAGAGCAGTAGTCGCCACTTGAGTGCCAAATGCTGTGTTTATGGTGTCATCGTTGCTAACAGCGATACCTGCCAATTGCCAAGCCACTGTTCCTGTATTTGTGCCTGTCACAGTCCAGAAAGGCTGAAAGGTCACAGTTCCTTCGTTCCAAGACGCAGGCATGGCTATAGCAAACTGAGCAAAATCATCCGCATCAGCCGCAAAGTCTAAGACTTTTAAATCAGGTCGCAGAGCTGTTGTTTCCACTTGCTCTGGCCCTGCACACGGATTGGTCGTGCTTGGATACATAGCGACTGCTGGGACAAACATCGTCTCTTTGCCAGCAACTTTGACCGCTGCACCACCAGAGGTAATACTAGAGTTAAAAGCAGCCGCACCAGCAGCAGACATATCAAGTGTCAGAGCAGTAATTTCAGCACCACCATCATCACCTTTAAGCAAAATGTCTTTGTCTTGGACATTAGACTTAATGACAAGGTCGCTGGATGCGTTGGTTATGGTTCCAATTGATGTGCCATCATCTTTAAATATTACATCTGCCCCATCAGCATCAAGAACGATGTCACCAGCACTGTCCAACGTGATGGTTGTTCCCGTAGCAGTAAATGTGCCGTCAGCCGTGATTGATATGTTGGCTGCGGCTGCGGCTGCATCTGTTGTGGCGATTGCCAATGCACCATCTGCCGCGACAGTTAGTGTTGCCGTGTCGCCTGACGATCCAGTCATCGTAATGACTTTGCCATCTATCGCAACATCATCAATTGTTGCACCAGACATGACTGTTGTTCCAGCCAGATTTACGTCTGTCAAAAGATCATAAATTACTGCACCTGATCCTGCGCCATCTGTGGCGATCATTTTGACCTGACCAGCAAGCACTGCAACATTGGCTCCAGAGCCTTGAGTGAATGTCAGAGTATAGCTAGTTGCATTCTCAATCATCCAAACTTTTGAAACGGTGTTAGGTGCAAGTGTGACTGTGCAAGCCTGACCGCCACCTGTGCATTTGAGATAGAACCTTCGTTCATCACCCTTGGCACCATCTGGGACGGTGATCGTGTGTGTAGAGGCATTCGCAATAGCTTCAGTGCCGTAAGCAAATGCCTCTGCAATCATTTCCAAGTTAAGGTTCGTGACTGTTCCCCATGATCCCGACTGGTCACCAGTCGCCATCTCGTTGAGGCGTAAGTCGTTTACATAGGTTGAAGCCATTTTAGTCGATCCTTACAATTGCATTGTTTGCAGTTGCTGCTGGGAATACAATTTTAAAAGTACCACCAGAAACAGAAAAGTCACCGCCAAAATCAAGAATTGCGATTGCACCTCTTGAGTTTGAAGATGCATCGCCCAGCGTTTTGTTGTAAATCAAAGCACCACGGGCAGTAAATGTCGCGCTTGTCCATTCTGGATCAGCCGCATCAAAAACACCACTTGTGCTGTTTTCAGTGACCGCCTTGCTAGACAATGCATTGCCGCCTGTAGTGTATCCATTGCCGTTGGCAACTTCATTACTGGTTATATAACCATCCGTTGCCGCGCTCAGTGTCGCGCTGCTAGTATACAGCGCAATATAAATACTGTCGCTGTCTAGGTGATGGTCGCCCAACAATACGTCTTTTTTAAAGAGTGTACTCATTGCTTGTGTGATAGCCATTATATGCCTCCATTATATTCTGCTGTATAGTTCCTCTGCATCTCTTGTACTGTGAACTGGACTGCTTCGTCAAGTTGAGTTTTATAGAGAGACAAAGTCTCTGGCGCTTTCAAAAACGCCGATGCCTCAAACAGAGCCGCAGAAAGTAGAACTGTTGATGCATTTGTTGCAATCCAAGTATTTGGATTCGCATTACTTAATCCCGTCTCAGGGGCAATAAAATCTACGCTATAGGCCAAGGCCGCAGAGGGTGTGGGAGCCAGCGTAATGACCGTTCCAGCCGTTCCTGCGCTATCCGTGCTGTACATTCGTGGAGTGCCTTGCGTCGTGGCATTTGGCCAATAATCACGAATGTAAGAATCTACTCTGTGGTCAAGATACGTGACAACATTTGTGTCTGTAATTGATACCTGTCGGATCATCCGCGCTGTTGGTATTGTATATGACGCTGTGCCTTGCACAAGATTAGCTGCAGCAGACGTTTGGCGAAAACATGGCATATTTGGCAGTCGCTGAAATACCATTTCTTCAGCCTGTTCGATGATCGTGTCAATTGACGCGACGAACTCAGTCGAGTCATCTTCTAGAAAATTTTGGATGTTGGCTTTTAGCTCTGTATAATTCATTCATTCATCCTCAATTCCATGTTCCTTCGCCATAGCCAGCTTGACCCCAAGTTGTTATCAGCAAGACAGAAGTCGTTCCAACGCCGCCTGTTCCACTGACGCCAGATGGATGTGGCCTACCAGCAATATCACCCCAAGCCCCATCGCCCCACGTTCCAACGCTCCAGCCAAACTCTTCTTCTGGAACGGCACTCCCAACGCCGCCTGTACCGCCAACCCCAGCTTCAGCGATTGATAGCTCTGGTGTTTCTGATCCAACGCCGCCTGTGCCGCTAACCCCAGTTTCTGTTATAATCGCATCCGCTTGGATGTTTTCATTACCAACGCCGCCTGTGCCAGAAACACCAACTTCAACAATTTCTAGCTGAATTGCTTCAGCGCCTACGCCGCCTGTGCCAGAAACTCCAGTAGTTTCTTCAGTTCCTTCTTCAGTTATTGTGCCAACATCACCTGTGCCAGAAACTCCTGTTTCAGCAATTGATATATCAATCGCCTCTGATCCAACCCCTCCAGAGCCAGAAACTCCATTTTGGCTTGGGAAGAGTTGAACAATTTCTGCACCAACGGCACCTGTGCCAGCAAGACCAGTGGCATTTTTGTTCGTCTCTATTGCCTCTGATCCAACTTCACCATCACCAGCAACTCCAGAAACGCCAGCTTGCAAATCAGCAATATATGTCGGATTGCCGATTGCACCTGTGCCGCCAACTCCAGCTTCATCAATTGATATTTCAAGAGCCTCAACACCAACAGCGCCAGCCCCTCCACCACCAGAAACTCCGCTTGGGTGTGCGACAGGAATTTCAACACCAACACCACCGCTTCCAGCCACGCCAGATTGAGGTTTGGTTAATTCAAAGCTAGACGTTCCAACACCGCCATTGCCAGCCAACCCAGAAACAGCTTCTGACATTTCTGGAGTTTCTGCACCGATTGCTCCTGTTCCAGAGACCCCAGTCGCATCTTCAGTGCCTTCTTCGGTTATGTTTCCAACACCGCCTGTGCTTCCAACGCCAGTTTCAGCAATTGATATCTCTGGTGTTTCAGAGCCTACATCACCATTTCCAGATACACCATTTGGTGTTGGCATGACTGATGGAGTTTCAACGCCGACTGATCCTGTGCCACCGCTTGCAGAAACTCCTGTCACATGAACAGCAGGAATTTCATCACCAACACCACCAACGCCAGCCACTCCTGTTAGTGATGTATTTTCTAATTCTATGGAAACAGAAGCAAATGGTGGTGTGTTAGCCGTTCCCCCCATTCCACTATGTACCGAACAATAATAATAAAGTGTCGGTGCAGAATTTGCGACAACTATCTGGGTGTAAGCATTTGCCTGTCCCGGTGTCCCTGACGTTGTCACTCCTGTGGTGTATTCACTTCCCCCACCATGCGTTCCGTTTGGCGTGGTGCTGAATCTGAGCGGATGCCCAGAATTAGAAGATGCGCTCTGATCAAAATAATACGTTCTGCTTTCCATCAATTCCAGCGTGTCTTGTTGAACGCCAGCGATGAAGTATTTGTTTGCCCCACCAACATTTTGCACTGTCACTGCCAGCGTGACAACTTGGGCAGAATCAACAGCAACACCGCCAGTTCCAGAGATGCCACTTACAGCAGGATCAAGCTCTACTTCTTCTCCGCTAGAATTTCCTGTTCCCCCAACGCCAGTTGCGTTTATATTTGAATTAATTAATAAAGTTGAAAACCCAGAAAAAGCCTTGCCTGCAATGCCAACTCCTGGTCTTTGACGAGGATCTACGAATGGATCATAATTGAATCCGATGAATATTTCAACATTCTCTGGATCGTTATCTGGCCTTGGGCTGAAAAGAGCTGTTGCATCAACAACATTTTTCGCAGGAGTCAACTGTGGCTGCTTTGGCTCCCAGTCTTCTGGAGAAACTCTGAGGCCATCCCAAGTTGTCTTGAGCTGAGTATAAGGCACACGCAGTCCAGAGCGATCACTGATCGCTAAAGATCGTTTGCCTTTTGCATACTTAACTCTTGCCATCAGATAAGATTCAATCCTTTCGGCCGAACTCTCATTGAAACACCATCATTGTCTGTCGCAGCTGCAAACTCGAATGCTCTTTCATAAACCTGATTCAACAAGTTAAATTTATCAGGAGCATATTTCATTGCCAACTTGCTCGCCAGCCCAGCACAAAGGCAATCTGTCCATCTGTAAGGAATGTCTGCATCTTGGTTGCTGGCTGTTATATCTTCGAGTTGGTTTATTGACCAATAAACCAGACTGTAATCTGTTCTGTCTGGAACTTGCCAAACATTGATTGTTGGAGTGTATTGCTTGTCCAACATGTATTGGCTTGGTTTGCCAGAAGAAGATTTGTTTGGCAGTTGGTTGTATTCTGATATGCTGACTCTTTGTATTGTTGTGTCAGTTGTTGTGCCCCCAGTTGTTTGGCGTATCACAACATCAATCAGATCTATCGTCCCGACAGGCAATGTGTAAGCTGTTTGGTCTTTTACCAAAGCTAACGTATTATTTTGGACAGCCCAATAATTTATGCCACGGTTAGCAAACTCGCTGAAAAGCAAATTAAGGCTCCTGCGAGCTGCCTTAGCTTGGTAGCCTGTCCGAGTTTCGTCGTCTATTCCGCACCGCTCAAATGATTCAGCGATTATCTCTTCAACATCGGGCCGGAAAGCGTATGTGTTAGATGTCGCCATTCACTGTTCCTATGCGTAGTGTTTTTTCATCCGCAAGATAATGTTGTACGTGTCACCAATAGCTCCAAGGCCAGTTGTCGTGAACATGACATCGCCAGTTGTGCTGCCATATTCTACAGTTGATGGCAGTCCGCCAAATTTGCTGAAGTCTTGATATCCGATGTCATCAGCTGCCATATGCATCATTATGATGTCTGTGCTTGCATCTGCCTCAACCATAACGGTGATGCCTTGAATAACCCACCAACACTCCAAAAGACTGACAGAATTGCAAGACTGTCCATTGGCATTCTTTGCCAAAGTTGAAACATCAACTTTTTTTACAGCATCTTCATCCGCAGTGTCAACATATTGCAATTGGAATGCCATGACTACTTCGTTGGTGTTTTCAGTAATCGTCTTCACACTTGTAATGTTAGCCATCTATGACCCTCCTGTAAATTATTGGTGGGCTTTACACCCACCAAACAATTTTATGTGACGTTGTTGCTTTGAGCATAAACAACCGTCACAGCACCAACACCATTGCCTGTGTTAGCTGTGGTCACGATCAACCTATGATCGCCTGTGCCTGTGTTGAGCCACTTGGATGTGCGAGTTGCATCTGTTCCAGGACTAGCAGCGACAATCCCGACAGCATTGCCTTGGATCGCTCCAGCAGCAGTCAGAGAGGTTGCCGCGCCAACACCACCAAGGCCAAGAGTCGTTGCCCCACCACTCCAAGCTGTGGTCACAGTGACATCAATGGATATCAGCTGGCTGTTTGCTGGGATTATGATATTTGTTGTTGTGGTCGTGGCAGTTTGGTCAATGGCTGCTGTTTGCGAAAGAACAGCAAAGCCTGTATTCTTCATGTCGGAGCCGACTGTCGTGCCGCTGGTTTCTTTTATCGTGCCTGATTTTATCGGGCCTGAGAATGTTGTTGTACCCATTGTAATTCTCCTGTCTGGGTTAAGTCAGCTGTTGCTGTCAGGATGGAAAAGGGAGGGCAAAATGCCCTCCCCAAATTTTATGCTGCGCCTTCAGATCCGAAGACACCACGCCAGTCAGTGAAGCCGAAAGAATAACGCTCGCGAACTTTGTAGCGGACATTACCAGTCTCAAAATCACCTTCCATGCCTTTTTTCATAGGCGACCTTTGGAACATCTTCAGTCCATCAGGGACATCAGTCTGCACAAAGAATCCATCAGCATCAGTCAAACGACGCATAACGTGATAGCCTTTGGGCAAATAGCCACCGGACTTAATCGCGTTGATGTCGTTGTCAGCTGTTGATGGGCGCAAGGTAGACTCCAGCAGACGCTCCGCGACAAACTGATAAGCTGTCGGGATTATCAACTGAGTGCCTTGAGCGGCAATCCGAAGACCACGGTCGTCTTTCATATCAGAGATTTGAATCAAGATTGATTCTAAAGAAGTCTCTGAAAGATCCGCTGCTGTCGCAAGGACATTGGACTGATTGCCATTCTGGGTTGGGTGAGAAGCACTCAACAAAGTTTGACCATCGCCACCAGTAAACCCAGCAGCTTGCGCATTGTTCAAGACATTAGCAGCCTTGATCTCTTTGGTCGAAGCCATCGACCGCGCAAGAGCTTTTGTGTAGCGAGAAGCGATTGAGCCATATTGGCCATCTTCTTCAGCTTCCTCGGTGATCGAGAATGCCAAGGCAATCGTTTCGTGCTGGTAACGTGCAGTCCACTGTTGCGAAGCAGCATCATAAGACACAGCCGCACCTTCATTTTTAGTGGGAGCGTTGCCAAAACCTTGCAACAAGACATCTTCTTCGAATGCCTTCTGCGAGGTGTTGCTTTCAAATACCGCAGCATATTCTTCTGGGTATCTGTCGTACTCAAGACCGAAGAGAGTGTTCAGTCCTGGCTCAAGCATTTTTGCAAATGATGCTCTATTCATTGCCATCGTTCAGACCCTCCTTATATACCAGCTACATTTGTACCAAGGATGTGTTCATCAATGAGCACCTCCATGATAGCATTTGCGCCGAATGCGTTGTCTGGAGAGTCGTAAAGTGCAATGATTTTGCAAGTAGCAATACCTGCAGCCATCGTTCCACTAATCTCAAAACCAGAGTTACCAGTCAGCGTGGACCCTGCCCCAGCAACAACATCAGCACAGTTGCCGATATTAGTCTGAGCTGTTGTTCCAGCGGACTGAACTTTGAATACGGTGAATGGATCATCGTACACATATGCTATAATGTCTGTAGCAACTGTGCCTGATGGCCAATATTCACTGTAAACATACGAGCCATCTGCAGCAGTATAAGACACCCCAGCAAATACACCAATGTTGTTGGTTTCTGTTGCAGTGTGAGGTGTGATGACCCCATCTGCAGTCAGAATGCAAAGATCACCAGTGAAGATGTTCTCAGCCAAACCAGACGTAATGGTATACTTATTTGCACGAGGTGCATTACCGCTCATGTGGCGAACTGGGACGAACCCAAATGCGGCATCTACGTTTGCCATATTATCGCTCCTTAGCGTTAAAGGTTAATCATTCATGACAGAAACCGATCTGCCACGACTAACTTCAGACTTCCGATCTTGATAAATCGGTTGCCCATTGTTGCGTCCTAACGCATCAAGCTCTCCTGCAATTGATTCGTTCTGCTCTAAATTCCTTTTGTTGTACCATTCCTTTTGAGAGGCTCGGTCTTCAATAGGCATTTCACAGAGCAGCATTCCTTCAATTCCAATAGAACCTGCCCACTGGCCGTGGTTGATGGTCGGGAACAACTCATCTTTAACGGAGTCAGCAGAGCGTGGTGACCAGCCTTCGCGCATACGTTTGTATACATTGTCTGGCGAGTCTTTACCCTGAATCGAGGTTGTTACCCATCGTTGGACCATGCCAGGACGAGGCTTCGGTGCATCTAACAACGATGGTGGTTTCCATGCAGTCTTAGGACGAGCCTCTTCTGCACGGACTTCTTCGCGAGTCTCAGCTGCGCGTACATTGCGGGACTTTGTCATGACTTAGCTCCTTGCCTGTTTTTGAATTTCAGCTGCATATTGCTTCAGCCCTTTTTCGTCAGTGATGCCCAGCTCTCTGGCCATTCGGAGTTGATCTTGAGTCATTCTTGTCCTGCCATTTGTGCGAGGTGCTCCTGAACCGCCTGCAGTTGGCGCTACTGGTGCTCTGCTTTTTGCTCGTGGTTTGCCTTGCACTTTCCCCGAGTTTAGCTCGGGAAACACGTTTCGTAAACGAAAATCTAACTGATCGTAATATTCGTCAGATTCTTTGTCAAATCCTTCGAGGTCCAACTGCACATCAATCGCTCTCGCTGCGGCTGTTTCCCGCGAAAAACCATTGCTGTCGAACCATCTGTTTTTCTCCCACCAACTCATTGCTTTTTGCGGAGGTGGATTCTGAGCGGCCTGTTTTGCGCGACCCACAGTTGGGGAGGCTGCTTGTTGCTGGGCCATCTGCCTTTGCATCTCAGCAACTCGCATGGCTGCTCTCATGTCGGCCAACTGCTCGCTGAAAGACACTTGAGCTTCTGTGTCGCCTTCTTCAACAGCTTTAGAAAGAGCAGCACGAGTCTGCTTGTATCGCGTGTTGAATTGATCTTGGGCTTGGTGCTCATTGCCTTTTTCAAGACGCTCAAGACGAGACTTCAGCTGCGCTGTTTCTTCTTGGTACTGGCGAGCCTGAACCTCAGCTTCTCTGCGTTGGTCCACTAGCTTTTTGATTCGCTTTTGGACTTTGCCGCTGTATTCTTCTTCGGTGTCTTCTTTCACAGCTTCTTGCTTTTCCTCTGGGGAATCAGACTCATCTGTGACTTCAATTTCAAAGTTGTCGTCTTGGCCAGAAGTTTTCTTGGCCTCAGCGATCTCTTTCTCGAGCTCTTCGAGAACTACACTTTCATTCATGGCTTACCTCACTCCACATACGCTGCAATGCTGACGCCTTCTGGCAAGACCGATGTGATCTCGTCATCATTAAGCAGCAACATTTTGACGCCATTGATTGTTAATTTTTGACCTGCGTATTTGCCGTATGTTACAGAGTTTCCCTCTGTTGGCCACTGGCCTTTCCATGCTTGGCCTGTGTCACGGTCTCGATACGCCAATTCACCCATCGCAAGAATTGTGCCGTGGGCTGTGAGGTATTCTTCATTGTCTTTGGAGCTTTCCGGAAGGAAAATGCCACCTTTTGTTTTAGCCTTGGCTTGATTAGGCTGAACCAATACTTTCCAGCCCAGTGGCTTGGGGAACTGGTGCGACCCTAACGTCGCATTGGTCTGCTCATCTGTGATGAGGTCTTTTGCATGCGGATGAGACATGATTATTCATCCTCCTGATTCATTTTTTTCATCGTTTCATCGATCAATGCGCAAGCCTGTTCTAAGCCTTCCGCAATCCCGACGTTTTTGCTGTATGACTGAAAGTCGCTCATGCGGCCTTCAACCATCTCGCTAGCTATCGCTGTTTTCTGGAGCCGGATCTGCTTCTTGATCTCTCTGATCAGATCGATCATCGCTTTCCAATCCTATTCCACCGCCACCACTCATAGAAACACCAGTGACAAAAACTTCAACAACTTCTTCGGTCTTTTCCTTGGGCACTAGTACCCTTTCTTCTTTTTCTTCATAGTTTTCTTCTTCTTCATCCCATGTTTCATTTTGGATCCTCCTTTGGATATAAGTGACGGGAAAGACGACCTGTTCATTGTTTATCCTCCTCTTCTCCGGAAGTCAACAATGGTGCAACACCACCAACAGACAAAAGTTTAATTAGGCTGCTCAGAGCTCCAGAGTCTCTTTGTGCCATCGGCTCAGAGCTTTGTTTATAAACTGAGGTGCTTTTGTCAAGATCCCTTAAAAGTGGTGTGTTGTATTCATCCACTGGGATGAATTTGACAAGCTGATCTTGGCCTTTTTGAGTGTCGCCAAGGAAAGCCATCCGATTGCGCCCATCATGAGAAACAATCTCAGCCCAACTGTCTGCACCACCTAAAGAATAAGGATCTGAGGCTTGATATGCAAGCTCTGGCATGTCACTCCAAGAGACTCCCTGAGATTGCAGCTTGCTTAGGACAGAACGCTTTTCAGCAAGCTCTTCTGGAGAATAGAATTTATTGATGCTTGGAGTCATGCTGAGATAAGCTTCTGGACTCATCATCCCAACGTCAATTATATCTTCCTCAGCGTCTCGGAGAGCTTCGTAAAGATGGAAATTGTCTATGCGTTGGAATGTCTCTGGTGAAACATCTTGGAGGTTGTATATTTTGTTCGCAGCTTCTTCCGCAAGACTCTCCGGAGACTTCTGAATGTTGTAGGAGCTATCGAGTTTGGATGATATTCCCTGCAGCCAACGGATCGTGTCATCAGTCAGACCAACCATCGCTCTGGAGAGTGAGGACATCAGTCAATGATTCCTTCTTTTTTAAACCACTCGCCAACTTCAGCTTTAGTCATGAAATAAGGCTCACCCATCAACTCTTCAATTACGTAATATGCATCATCTTCATAACCTGTTGGTGCTTGGGTTCCGAACTTCTCGAAATAATTGTCCAGACCTGCCTCGTCACCATCAAGCCAATTCTGAATGTTGTCAGCCTCGTCATTCAAAGAGTCCATGACTTCGCCATAAACCATCTCTTCTTCCAGAGCTTGGTCGAATGCTTCTTGTGGGCTGATTGAATATTCGCCCTCAATATAATCAGCAATCTCATTAAATGATCTTGTTTTAGAAACACTTTTTGACAAAGCTCCAATTCCTGGAGGTGGTGGGAGCTTCTTCACAGCTGCCTTGACTGGAGCTGGGACATCACCTGCGATCTTTATCAACGATGGGGCTGCGGCTGTTACACCCAAAGCAGACAAACCACCCATCACTTCTCTGCGATTCACTGTTGTTGGATCAGGCAATCTGTCCAAAACACCATCATCGTCGTATTGTTGAGTTGGGACTTCGCCTGTGATCATCTCGTCCAAGTTGTCTTGAACTTTGTCGGCCTCTACAATTGCGTCAACTCTTGCGCTGCGTGGGGCTGCAGCTTTGGACGTGATAGACTTCAACCAAGCTAGAGCTGGACGAGTCATCGCTTTGGTCAAAGGGAATGCTTCAGCTGCAGCGAACGCACCGCCAATGACCGGAGCAATATAGTCTGTTGGGGAGTCTGCGATCTTGAAGTCTCTGTAGGCTTCATTAGCTCCGAACACCAATCCAGCAGGAGTGAAGTCAGACAGGCCCATGCCTTCCGCAATGCCTTGGTTCATGTCGCCTGTCACATTGCCAGCGAACTTGCGAGCCTCATATGGGCTCATCCCAAGATATTCTGCAGCACTCGCAACACCGTCTGCTGTTCTTTGTCTCAAGCTCAAATCATTCAGCCCAGCCTCAGCATATTCATTCGGGGCTATGGTGCCTTGGCGCATGATGTAATTCACCATGTTCTCATAGTTGTCGTCGCCAAACTTCTGTGGTGGTAGCTTTTCACGATCTGCGAATATGCTGTCTGCCATCAGACTTGCCCTCCAGAAAGTTGTTGCGTGAGTATTTGTAGCGTCTCTTGGAAACCTTTGTCAAGCTCCTTGGCTGCCATGGCGAACTTGCGTGGACTGATCTTTTTGATCTTGCGCTTTTCTAGAAAGCTCTTCGCCGCACGGATCTCTGCATTGGCTACTTTTTTAATGGAGGATCTACTCATCTTGTTCTCCTGTGGATAATGAGCTCAATGCACCAGCAGCCAACGGCACAGAAGCGAGTATTTTGCCTGACTTGGCTTGTGCTGGGTCAAAATTTGCAAATTGCGAACGAATTTGGTTTGGCTCTAAAACTATTGTGCTCATAGATCCTGGATCTTCGCCTTTGTTCACATATTGAATGCTGTCGAACCCTTTTGAATTTAAAAAATCAATTATCCAGCGGTCTTTGCCTCCTGGATAAATTTCATCTGCTTCGCCGAATGGAACTCCATTAAATTGGAAATTTTCTGCAAAATATCTGTTATCAGTGAAAGTTTTTCCGTCTGGCTTTTCATATTTTTTGGTGACTTTTGCTGTGTTAAGCTCATCGTTTGAAATTCCATATTTCGATACAGCAAGTTGCTTGTTATTTTTATTTGGTGGGGTTGCACCGCTGATCCCAATTTCTGAAGAAATTCTATCCCAAATATTGTTTGCATCCCAAGAAGAAAGGGAGCCAGCATAAGTATTTTCTTCTAAAGTTAGTGGTCTTTCTGCTTTTAACCTAACAGGATAAATGGATCCAACCATATCACTGGATCTGCCTTGGTCCTGAACCGATCTCAAATCTCTCAGGCGTTCGTAAGCGGCTTCTGGTGTTCCAAAATGAAAGAATTCTCCTGATTGTTTGAATTCTTCAATGTCTGGGCTTAATGACCCATGATAAAACACTTTGTCTGAAAAACTAGACAAAAAGTCAGCAACACCCTCGACTGTTTTTACTCCAAGCCTACTTAAAGCTGACATATCACCATGCCCTGCAAGACCAGTATCTTGCTTTTGTTTTTGGTCCAGGATTGTCGCAGTTGTGGCGAGACCGGAAGTTGCTCCTGCGGCCTTTTTGGTTTTTCTTGATTCGCATGTTTGGGTCGCCGAATGTTACACGCTTGACTCTGTCGCCATCCTTGACGTAAACCACAGACTTCTTTTTGCCGTAGCTCGTCTCACCTTTGCTGATCCTGCGAGGCTTGTTCAGCGTCACCTTTTTGCCTTTGTAGGTTGCCATCAGTCTACAATCCTAGGTTTTGATCTTGATCTTAGAAGATCTTTGTCTGCTTCTATCTTCTGTGCCATTGGATAAATTACATCCGAAAATGCTGGGAGATCTTTTTTGCTGTCAATCCAATTTTGCATTGAAGATATGCTTTCTCTTATCATTTCTGGAGATCTATTTTCTTGGTATGGATATCCACCACTGTCCAGCTGTAATTCTTGCAGATCTTTTGTTTGGCTCTGAATCGAGCTAAATGTCCTTGGATCCAGCTTGTTAGGAACAACAACTTCGGCTCCTCTGGTGCTAGGATCAGACCTCATTTGAGTGTATGGCAAATCTTTAAGGACTCCATAAGACTCTGAGGGAGTCATCACGCTTGCACTGCTCTTGTTAGCAAAATTAGACAGAAAGGTGGCCAACTCTTCTGTCATCTCTGTTATAATTTTGGCCCCAATCCCCATTCAATAAATCCTCACCTTTTCCGGATCAACCAGCTTGGGAACGCAATATGATGTGGCAATGTCCTTTGGGTAATATTCGCCATACCTCCGGACCAACTCCCGAGCATAATAATTGCAATCTTCAACTCTCCAAAAGTGCATGTCTTCACTCACCAACTTTCTTTCTTGGCCAAGGTAAAGCATCAATGCAAAAACATGAACCACTCACTTGTGGACTTTCTGCACGTCGAATGATGCCTTTCTGACCGCACCCTTGTGGGGTTTGTATTCGCCTTTCATCAGCTTGAAACCTTTGCCAGACTTCATCCAATGGAATCCTTTTGGGGCATCAACTGCTTTTTTTGCCACTTTTCTTCCCTTTCCAGCTCACACGCTTCTTGGATGTTTTGCGCTTGGCTGCTGATTTGGCTGACTTGCTTTTGCATTGCGCCATTGTTGGCCGACAGGCGGGATATCCTCGTTTGCTTTTGGTTCTGGACTTCCTGCCGCATGGCTTGCCAGTCTTGCAATCTACCCAGCCTTTGCCTTTGTTCTGGCTGAACCACTCCCTGAGGCCACCGCTGGTGCTACTTTTTTTTGGCACTTTTCTTACCCCAGTTTTTGGCACCAACCTTCCGACACTTGACAAGAGCACCAGACCCATACGCCGAAGGCCACGTGCCGCCTTTGCGGGTATAGCGTGCTTTTACTTTTTTGTAGCAAGCGTCCTTCTTTTTTGCCATCAGTTTTTGCCTCTGTAGCCAGCAGCTCTTATTGCGCGACCTTGCCTTTCGGCTTCAGCCCTAGTCTTGTAGACTTTGCCAGACTTGCCCCAGCGATAGCCTCCTTTGACTTTGCGGACAGGCACTAATGCCCTCCGAGAATCTGGTTCATCATCTCATGAACGTCGCCATCACCTATCTTCATGACTTTGACTTTCATGTCGCCTTCCTCATATTCCTCTTCCTCTTCCATCATGCCATATTGCATCTGGTGGCAAAGCAAAAGAAAGTTAACAAGCTGATCGTCCGAAAGCTCAAGACCTTCAGCATCATGCGGAAAGCCCATCTTTTCTGCAAAAAGCTCCGCATTTTCTTCCATGTTTTCTACGTTGACTTCAGCCATGGTGGCCTCCTATTTCATCATGTCTCTATATTGTTGCGCCTCGGTGTCGCTAGTTGATCCGGAACCACGAGGTCGGAGCTTTGGGCGCATCCGAGCAACTTCAGCATCGCTCATTGAACCGCTTGGCCCCATGCGCGTCCGCTCCGCAAAGTCAGCTTCTTGTTGGGCGCGAATGTTGTCGTACATCTTTTGATCTGCGGCCATGCTGGTGGCAGCTTCAGTAGGCATCGCAGAAACCATTGCCTCAAGATTCATACGTTCCATGTCGCTGAGTGCACCGCCAGCGATTATGTCTTGCACTCGTGCTGTCAACTCTGGGGGAGCCTCTGCTGTCATGTCAGTGTTGGCTCGCAGGAAAGCCTGCATAAGCTCAAGGTCAGACATCGTACCTAAATTATCCATTATTTGCTTCTCCATTATAAAGGACAGACCAGTCTTTTTGCCCGACGAACAGGCCAATGGAGAAACAAATCGCCTCGCCAATGTTCTTGATTAGGAATCCTGAAAGTGTGCGCTTGTGCAACTCAGGCTTGACAATGCGAGCAATCTCTTTGGCTCTGGCCACTGTGAGGTATTCGAAAAGGTTGCTCAGAGACGTTGAAGATCGCATCCGAACGACCATCGGCACTGCCCAATGATGGTAACCACGAACTGTGATTGGGGAAAGTCTCTTGGCTGTGTACACGATGTCCATCCGATAAAGATCCATGTCCAGCTTGCCTTGCTTATAAAGCTCTGTGCAAATGACTCTGGAAAATCCACCATCTCCACCGCCACGCTCTATTTCTTCTGCGCGACTCTCTCCAGGACCACCACCATCAAACCTGTCCATAAAGCTGATGAACCCGCCATCATTGCCTGTTGGATCTGCTGGAGCGGAATATGCACTGTCATCGCTTTTGGTGTTATACCTCAAGCCTCCTATTTCGACCTGATCGTTGATTGGGGCTGCTGGACCTTGATTGTCATCTTCGTCGAAAGACCGTCCGAAAAGATTAGATGTGGCAGAGCCAACGGACTGGCCAAGCTGATAAGCTGCATTGGACATCCCTGTCAAGAAGTTTTGATCGAGTGGATTCTTTTCGTTTTCTGCGAAAGTGATGTAACCGTCCCCGTCCTCATCTGCTCTGCGGCCACCACCAATGCCATAAACATCTCCAGCATATCCAGGACCCCCACCATCCCTACGATCTTTCAAGCTGAGATACTTTCCAGGATCTGGCTCAAAAGACTCCTCAGCTGGCGGTGCGCCATAACCTTCTTTGTCAATGGCTGCTACGTTGTACCTGCGGGAATCTTGGCGAAGACCTAGGTTTATCGGTTGACCAATCCCAACCGCATCAATGGCTGTTCTGATGTTGCTGAAAGTTGGAAGGTTGTTTTTGCCCAGTGTGCCCTCAACAAAATCATCATCTCTCTCTTGGGGCGTATCGAAAGTGCTTGTTGGGACAAAAGACTCAAGCTCGACAGTCCCAGCTGATTGGCCACTCGCTGAATCAAGAGTTTGTTGGTGCTGTCGGGCTGCAGTGCCGTCCGAGAATGTTCTGCCATCGCTAGTTGTAAAAGTATTGCCAGCACTCAAATACTGGCCAGCATCTAAAAAGTTGTTTTGTCGAGAGAATGGTGCTTTAACACCTTTTAAAAATTGCTCTGGATCATACGCCACGCTGATCTCCTTTCGGCATTCCGGACATGAAAGACTCCAGCGCACCCATGTTTGGTCCTTGGGCTCTTGCTCGGATCTCTTCGACCTTGTTTTTCAAATATTCCATCATCGGGTCTGCCGCAGGTGCTGCGGGACTGGGAGGAGAACCCGCATTGGGTGGTGCTCCTGCGACAGCTGTTTGGCCAGAAAACTTGGTTGGGTCAATTGGACCCATGGGCAAAATGTTGCCGTTAAAGTCCACTTTTCATAGCCTCCATCTGGATTTTTGCTGCATTCTTTTCTCGCTCAAGCTGCAACTCCGCTTGGAGCTTTTGAACCTTGGCCTCCAACTCTGCTTGAACCTTGGCAGCTTGGATGTCCATGTTCTGGCGAGCCTTGGCCTGATCGATCTCGATGTCTGATCTTGCTTTGGCTTGGTCTGCGGCGATCTCGGATTGAGTGCGCTGTTGAAGAGCCTGAGCCTCCAGCTGTGCGAGCTGCTTGGCGTATTCCAAAGGATTCTCTTGGCCTTGTTGCCCTGCTGCTTGAAGAGCTTTGATCGGTTGCATCTGGGGAGCTGCAGCGACCACTTGGGCTGCGCGTTGCGATATGAGCATGTCCATCTCTGGATCGATGTCTTTCAAAGCGAACTTCGGATCTCTGAGGTTGGGCAATGGTGGGAGTGGCATGTTGATGCTGGCTTCCATCCGCTGGCGATACAACAACGCGACGTGCTCGGCAATGTGGGCGATCAATATTGGCTGCATCGTCTGGGCTGCTGGGTTGCCAGCCAAAGACGGATCTTGCATGAATTGAATGTGCACCGCAATGTGGGCTTCGTGATCTTGCTCTGGGAAAGCCTTGATTGGCTTGCCATACATGATCGACATGTTCTCGTCGATTGGGTCTGTCCTCGGAGCTTCTTCTGGCTTGACCAAGATCTCGTCAATGTTCGGGATTCTGATGGCCTCATACATTCGCTTGTATGCTTCGTAAAGATCGTGCAGCTGCGGAGCTGACTGGGCCATTTGCAAGATTGCTTGAGCCTGAGCGATTCTCTGGGCAGTGCTGAATATGTTGGGGTCAGAAACCGGAATGATGTCGACACGATCGTCGAAGTCAGTCGCAAAGACCGTCTCGCTGGAACCAGCAACCGAAAACTGGAAAGACTCCTCGAGGTGCTCTGCATTCAGTTTGGCCAGCAACTTGAACTCTTGGCCTTGGGAATAATGCAGACGTTTGTGGATTGCGCTGAATGCTTTGGAGCCTTGCTCAATCAGAGCGACAGTTGACCCGACAGGTGCATTCGGGTTGACGTCTCCAACATTGAGGTCAGAAGTCGAAGCGAACCTCTGGCCAGCTTGGACGATGAACCCCAAAAGGTTGAACAACGATTGGCTTGGCTCTTTGAACGGCAATGGCATGATTGCTTTGTTGACGTCATCCACCGTTGCGTCCAGATCAACGAACTCTCCAGGATTGACATCAATCTCACCACCGCTGACTCTGCCCTTCAGCTTGAAGCCACCTTGCATGTTCGCAAAAGCTGCGGAGTCCAAAAGTGCACGCAACGAGCCTGTGGCTGCTCTGCCAAGACCGCCGATCATGTGATACAAACCGAAACCGTAGAATCCCAATCCAGGCAAGAACTTGTAGCTTACGAACCAGTCTCTGCGCTTTTTGTCCTCGTCGTCCTCGTCCCAGTTCCTGCGGATGGCAACGATCTTCTCAGAGTCATAATCAATGGTAATGACGTAAGGCAACATGACAAGGTTCTCAGACTCTTCGTCCTCAATCCCGTCTATGCCCTCAAAAGCCTCGTAACAATGCATCTCCAAAAGAGTCATGACATCGTCTTCAGAGTCGTCACTTTTGTCTATGCCTTCGATCCGCTGCGTGGTGTAGCCATCATCCTCATCATAACTGTCCCCAGTGTATTCCGAAGGCAAATACCAACCAGCCGCGACATACCTGTTGTAGTCGTTTTTGGGCATTTTGATGATGTGGGTGTATCGTGGGGAGGTGTGAAGATCTTTGCTCTCTGGTGCAACAACAAAATCTTCAGCTTTGACAAACTGGCTGCATTGGCGACTGAGGTTGGCATCCCACCAAACCTTTTTGAACGTCTGGCCAACCAATGGCAGATGAAACAACATTTGGTCAAGGTCTGGGAAATACTCCGGCATCTGCTCCATGATTTGATAATTCATGAATTCCTTGACACGACGAGCTTGATCTTCAGTCTCTTCGTTTGGCTCGCCAATGATGGTGGTCTTGACTGGACCGCCAGCCGGATAAAGCTCTGCGATGGCTTTGGCGTTGAACTGCGTGGCAGCTTCTGCGATCAGCGGATGAACGACTGTGCTGAGACCACGAATGGCTCGCTCTTCTTCGTTCTCGTCCATGCCACCTTCTGGGTCGAGCGTCAACAAGCCTTGCTTGTAGCGTTCTTTCCACTCAGAGCGAGCTGACTCGTCATTCTCAAAATAACCTGTGAGGATGCCAGCTTTGCGGGACGACTGCTTTTCGTCAATGTCCTCTGCTAAGTTTGCATCGAAGTTACTGTCAGACTCTTCAATGGCGTCCAAGACCGGATCACCAATTAAAACATCCCCATCCGGCAAAGTCTCAACCCGAAGGTCATCAGGCGGGGAGCCTTCTGCAAATGGAATAACAGGTTCAGCCATACATCGTCAACCTTTTCCTCATGGGCTCGTCGTCATCTTCGTAATCACCTGAATGGGTGACAAACCAGCCTTTGCGCAATCTCAACCACGCTTGCGTGCACGTGTCAACTATGTCGTCATTCTCAACCGCTGGGAATGCAGCACAGATATCAATTAAATTTTTAGCCCACTTCTTGCCTTTTGGAAAGTAAATTCTTCCATCCTCCAATAATGCGGAGCTTGCATGGGCACGAGCTTGCTTGTCTCTGTCCGGAGAATACTCAATTACGGGGACACCAGCCATGCGCAAATCTTGCAGCAAACTCTGGCCAGAAGCCTTCTTCTCGATCAACACAGCGTCTGGGTCGTACTCTTCATATGACTCTTGTGCGATCTTTCGCAGCTCTGGGTAAGTAACACGATCCCACCAAGCCTCAAGCACCATAGCACACATCGCTCCTCTGTGCCGGAAGACTCCCCACGTTGTGCGAGCAGAATAAGATGATTTCTCTTTGATGCTGAATGCTGTGTCCCAAGACTGCAGAACATATTCAATCTCTGGCAGCTCATCGCCTTCCCATGGAACCCACCACTCTGATTTCAAGATCCCACCACCTTTTGGGGCTGGCCTTTGTTGCAGCTGTCCGGCTGAAGCATATGTCCCGAGGCTTCTTTCAAGATTGGAAAGAGTTTTGTCGTCGATCCGGTTTGGCCAGAGAAGCTCTCCTTCTTTGGTGCGTGGGTCTGTGAACCCTAAGCTGGATCTGGTCTTGGTCGGGTGGCCGATCTCATATCGGGCTGGCAAGCACAGATGATCCCATTCATCACCAACCTCATTGGCCAATATGTGCCCTGTCAAGTCTCCCTCGTGCACTCTTTGCATGATCACGACAAAAGCACCAGTCTTGGGATCATTGAAACGTGACTGCATGGCTTGGTCCCACCACTCCAAAACTCCCTCTCGGACAGCCATCGAATCTGCCTCCCGAACATTGTGTGGGTCGTCAATCACGATTATGTCGCCACCCTCCCCAGTCAAGGCACCATCCACCGAGGTTGCGATCCTTTGGCCAGTGTGGTCGTTCTCAAACCGTTGTTTCTGGTTCTGGTCACCAGTCAGCCGGAAAGCCTCACCAAAATGATTCTTGTACCATGGGCTGTCAATCAACCGTCGACACTTAACACTGTCTCGGATCGAGAGTCCAGACGCATAAGACGCATAAAGGAATTTCTTGGCAGGAGCGA